CTCTGGTGCCTCCAGCCGGGAACGGCGTTCCTGCTGCTGCGGAGCCGGTGCGGGCGAGTGGGCCGGCCAAACAATTTATCGCGCCACGGCGTGACTGGTTCAAAAAGAGGTAGTAACTATGGCCATTACCCAGGCTGACGTTGACCGGCTGGATGCGGCGATTGTCAAGGGGGTGCTGCGCCTGGAGATTGACGGGCGGGTGATTGTTTACCGGTCCATGGCTGAGATGAGAGAGGCGCGCGCCCATGCGGCCTCAATGATTTCCTCGGGCGCGCCGGTGAGCCGCAGCACGCTGGTGAGTGTGAGCCGCCGATGAATGCGCTTGACCAGGTTATCTCATGGCTGAGCCCGCAGGCGGCGGTGCGGCGGCAGGTGGCGCGTAACCAGCTGCAGTTCATCAGCCGGAACTATAGCGCGGCCACCACGGGGCGGCGGACAAGTGGGTGGGTTACGGGCGGCACGGCGGCCAATGAGGTGATCCGCGCCGCCCAGACGCTGACGCGGGAGCGGGTGCGCGACCTGGTGCGCAACAATCCGTATGCCGCGCGCATCGTGGATGTGCTGGTGGCCAATGTGGTGGGCACGGGCATTACGCCCACGTTCGTGACGGGCAGCCCGCGCATGGATGCCGAAGTGGCCAAGGCCTGGCGGGCGTTTGCGCTGGCGGCGGACGCCGAGGGCCAGCTGGATTTTGGTGGGCTGCAGGCCCTGGCGGTGCGGTCGATGGTGGAATCGGGCGAGGTGCTGCCGCGCTTCCGGGCGCGGCGCCGGGCCGATGGGCTGGTGGTGCCGCTGCAGGTGCAGCTGCTGGAGCCGGATTTCCTCGACGTGGCGCGGCAGCGCGGCGAGACGGGCAACCGGGTGATTGACGGGATCGAGTTTGACGAGATTGGCCGGCGGGTGGGCTATTGGCTGTACAACCGCCACCCGGGCGATTCCATGTGGCCGGCCCTGCCGCTGAGCTCGCGGCTTATTCCGGCGGCGGACATTGTTCATCTGTACCGGAAGCAGCGGCCGGGGCAGCTGCGGGGCATTTCGTGGCTGGCGCCGATCGTGATGCGGGCGCAGGACCTCGACACCTACCACGAGGCCACCTTGATGCAGGCCCAGACGGCTGCCTGCACGGTGGCATTTGTGACGCAGCCGGAGGGTGCTGGCGGGCCGATGCTGGGGCAGGCCAAGGCTGACCAGGATGGGCAACGGGTGGAGAGCCTGTCGCCGGGGCAGATCAGCTATCTGCGGCCGGGCGAAAGTGTGGAATTCGGCATGCCCACGGGCAGCGGTGGCCTGAGTGATTTTTCGATCATCAATCTGCAGGCCATGGCGGTGGGGGCTGGCATAACCTATGACCAGATCTCTGGCGATCTGAGGCAGGCGAATTATTCAAGTTTGCGGGCGGGCAAGGTGGAGTTCCGGCGGCTGGTGGAACAACTGCAGTACCATGTGCTGATCCCGCAGTTCTGCCAGCCGGTGGCTGAGCGGTTCTGGAACACCATGTCCCTGGTGAAGGGCTGGGGCGGGGACATGCCGGAGATTACCTGGACGCCGCCGCGCAATGAGCCGATCGACCCGCTCAAGGATCTGCAGGCGGATCTGCTGGCGGTGCGGGCGGGCGCCATGACCTGGGAGCAGCTGGTGGCCTCGCACGGCTATGACCCGAGGCAGCAGCTGGCGGACATTGCCCGCATCAACGCGCAGCTTGATGCCGCTGGCGTCATTCTGGATATCGACCCGCGCCGCGCCAGCCAGGCAGGCCTGGCGCAAACACAGCCCCCTGATCAAAACAACTGAGGTCCTCATGACAGAGAGACGTATCAACCTGCCGCAGATGTCGCGGCTGGCGGCGGTGATGCCTGCCTCCATCAACCAGGCCTCGCGCACGGTGGAACTGGTGTGGTCCACCGGTGCCGATGTGACGCGCATGGACTGGGCGACCGGCAGGCCGTTTGTTGAGCGCCTGAGCATGGAGCCTTCGGCCATCCGGCTTGAACGCCTGAACTCTGGCGCGCCGGTGCTTGATTCGCACCGCGCCTATGGAACCGACAATGTTATTGGCGTTGTCGAGCGGGCGTGGCTGGCCGATGGCGAGGGCCGCGCCGTGGTGCGCTTTGCCGAGACGCCGGCACTGGAGGAGACCTGGCAGAAGATTTCCCAGGGCGTGCTGCGCAATGTCTCGGTCGGTTACCGCATCCACCAGGCTGAGGACATTTCGGTGCGGGGCGACCGGACGGAGATCTGGCTCGCCACCGATTGGGAGCCGCAGGAAATTTCGATTGTGCCGATCGGGGCGGACCCGGCGGCAGGCATTCGCGCGGCCGATGCGCAGATTTGTGTTGTAACCCGCCGGGTTGAGCCCGGCATGACTGAGGGAGTTGAGACAATGCCTGAAGCTGTTGTGGCGCCGGCGGTGGCCGGCCCCCCTGTTGATCTGGTGGCGGAGCGCCACGCGGCCGTGCTGGCCGATCGTGAGCGGCGTGCTGCCATTCAGGAGATCGCCAGCAAGCACCGCTTTGATGCGGCCTGGGTTGAAGCGCAGCACGGTTCTGGCGCGAGCCTGGACGCGGTGCGGACCACGGCGCTGGACCTGCTGGCGGCCCGGGATGCGGCCACGCCCACGGGCCTGCCCAGCGCGAGCGTGGGCTATAGCCATGATGATCCGGCGGCGATCCGTGCCCGGATGGTTGACGCCCTGGTGGCGGAGGGGGCGCAGCGCCACGGCCTGACCAACCCGGCGCTGGGCATGACCGAGCAGGGCCGCGAGTTTGCCCACATGGGCACGCTCGATCTGATGATGGAGTATTGCTCCAGGCTGGGGGTGCGCGGCGCCAATGCCCGCATGCCCAATGCGGCGAAGTATCGCTTCCTGCTGGAGCAGCGTGGTCTCTCCAGTTCAGACTTCCCGCTGCTGCTGGCGGCGGCGGCCAACAAAACCATGATGGCGATGTATGAGGCGGCGGTGCCGACCTATCGCCTGCTGGCGCAGAAGCAGACATTCAACGATTTCAAGGCGCATCGGTTCCTGCGGGGCGGCGATTTCCCCGTGCCGCTGCCAAAGTCCGAGACCGGAGAATTCCAGCTGGGCGTGATCGGCGAGACGCAGCAGCAGGTGGTGCTCGGAACAAATGGCCGCGTGGTGCAGCTGACGCGCCAGATGATGATCAACGACGACCTGAGCTTCTTTTCCTCCATTCCGGCCCAGGCGGCGCGCCGCTTTGCCGATTGGGAGAATGCGGTTTTCTGGACACTGCTGGTATCACAGAGCGGCGCTGGCCCGATCCTGGATGAGACGGGCAAGGCCCTGTTCCATGCTGATCATGGGAACCTGGCCGGTACCGCCAGCCCCATCGATGACGCCTCCATCGGGGCGGGCTACGCCGCCATGGCGGTGCAGCGGTCCATTGGCGATGCGGCTTCGGCGACTCCGCTGGTGGGTGCCACGGGCACGGCGCTGAACATCAAGCCGAAGTATCTTGTGGTGCATCCGCTGCGGCTGGGCCAGGCGCGGAAGTTCTGCACGCCGGTGGCACCCAATGCGCCGGGCAATGTGAATCCCTGGGCGGGGATGATGGAGCCCATCACCGACGGCAATATTCCGGCGGCCAATTCCACAAACTGGTGGATGTTCGCCGACCCGGCCGCTGCGCCGTGTTTCGTGTACGGCGGGTTGAACGGTGCCGAGGGGCCACAGGTGGCGACCAAAGAGGGGTTCGAGGTGGATGGGTTCAGCATCCGGGTGTTCGAGGATTTCGTTGTGTCGGGCACGGATTTCCGTGGCGGCTATCGCAACGTTGGGACTTAAGGGGAGATAGGACATGGCGCGTAATACAGTTTATCCCGAGGCGGACGTCGTCGACGTTACCGCCCCGGTTGCCCGCACCAGTGGGCAGGGCATGCTGGTGGGCGCCACCCTGTTTGGGGTGGTGCAGGAGGACTGCGGCGTCGGCGACCTGGTGGGCCTGCGGGTTCAGGGGGTGGTCGATCTGGCCAAGGCGGCGGGTGTCGCCGTGGCTGCCGGGGAGCGGGTGTTCTGGGTTCCTGCCAGCAATGCCGTGAACACCACGGCGGCGTCGCAGGTTTGTGTAGGCGTGGCCATTCGAGCGGCTGTGGCAGGTGATGCAACCTGTCGCGTGCTGCTGGGCGCGCGCACGGCCGCCGGGGCCTGATGAGTATCTTTGATGACCTCCTCGTCGATCTCGTCAACAGCGAGCTGGGCGAGGAGGTTGCCATTGTGCATGGCGGCACGGTGTTCAGTGTGCGGGGAATTGTGAGCCGGCAGGATCAGACCATGCTCGACAGTGTGGGCCTGGGGGTGACGGCGGCGGTGCTGGTGCTGGAGGTGGCGGCGCGGGATCTTCCGGCGGTGGCGGAGGGGGACCAGGTGACCATTGGTGGGCGGACTTATGAGGTGGTCAGCATTGCGCAGCCGGATGCGGCGCGGGCGGGCTGGCGGCTGGGGCTGGCCTGATGGCGGATACCCACCGGGAGCGGATTATTCAGGCGCTGATGGGCAGGCTCAGCACCGTGGGGATTCCGGTTTATCGGGAGCGGCGGTCGCCGTTGACGGAGAATGCGCTGCCGGCGCTGGTGTTGTTTGATGAGGGCAATGGGGCGCCGGACTTCAGCGTCTCGTCGCTGGTGGCGGCGTTCGAGATGACGGTGGCGGTGGAGCTTTACTGCAGGGGCACGAGCGATGCGGCGGCGGCGGCGGCGCGAAATGACCTTTATGGCCGTGTAATGCTGGCGGTGGCAGATGGCACGCTGGGCGGCCTGAGCATTGACATTGCGGAGGGGGCGTTCAGCCCCCAGACAGATCCCACGCCGGGCGCGCCCGGCATCACGGGGTGGCGCCTGGAGCTGACCGTCTCCTATGAGACGGTGGCGGGCGACCCCTATACCCAGGCCTAGGAGGCGAGATGGCAAATCTGCGTGCGAAATATTATGCCCTGCTGGCCAAGGTGGAGACCACGGCGGGCACCGACTCCGTGCCCACCGCATCGGACGCGGTGCGGGTGGGGAACTGCCGGTTTGGGACGAACCCGGACAATACCGAGATTGCCGAGGCCACGGGCACGCTGGACGATGCGGCGCCGGTGGTGGGCGGCATGCGTTCCACGCTGTCTTTTGACGTGGTGCTGAAGGGCAGCGGGGCGGCGGCGACGGCGCCGGAATGGGGGCGGTTGCTGCGCGCCTGTGGCTGGGCCGAGACCATCCAGGCCTCAGCCATTCCGGCCACGGCCGAGGCCTGTGGCACGGGCACCAGCACCACGGCGGCCACGCTGGGGGTAACCGCTGGCAGCACGGCGGGGCTTTATCGCGGGGCGCCGATCCAGTTCACGGGAAATGTGTCGCAGCTGAGCCAGATCGCTGAGTATTCGGCGGCCAAGCTGGCGGCCCTGACGGATACGGCGGCGGGCCAGATCACCTCGACCACGAACTATCAGATCCTGCCGCACGTGCGCTACGCGCCGGTGTCGCTGGCCAACACCACAACGGTTACACTGTACTACTTCAAGGATGGCGTTCGCTGGCGCCTGACCGGTTGTCAGGGCACGGTGCGTTTCTCGGTTTCGGCGGGCGGGTTTCTGACTGCCAGCTTCGTGTTCAGCGGCCTGTTTGTGGATCGGGCGGATGCGGCCATTCCGGCTGGGCTGGTATTTGATCAGAGCGTCAAACCGATCTGGAAGGC